TGTCGCTGAGTAAGCGTCTGCCGCTTTCTGATTTAGATAGGCAGTATTCATACCCGTCGCCTCAGACGTAATGTCCTGTTGTTTCTGTTTACCTAATGTAGAAGCCGTGTTATAGAGATTTTGATTAGCAGTTGTAATTCCTTTTTCTCTACTTAATCCTGCTGTTTCAATTCCTTGCTGAGCACTCCTAATTTCTGCTTCTTTGCGTAAATTTTGAGAAGTTCTAAGATTTCCTACCTCGGTTGCCGCTTCTCCTCCACCTGCATACTCAGCTCCACCGCTAGGAGTTTGAGTTGTAGCTATACCTCTTTGATTCAATGTATTCTCTAATGTCTGAGATTCACCTGTAGATGTAAGACCTAGTTTTTCAAGTGTAGCTGAAAGTGTATCCGCAGTCTGACGTGTACCCGTCTGATAATCTTTCTCAATATATTGAATGGCTAAAGTTGTGTCTCCGACTGCTTTATCCAAAGCATTCTTATAATAGGTTAAAATTGCAGGGTCTTTAGAAGCTCTGTCTAAAAATTCATTCCACTTGTCACTTAAATTCTGCCCTGTAGGAAGTGATAAGTCCGCAGAAGGAATAGTAGGCGTAGTTACGTTAGTAGTAACGCCTATCATTTTATTAATTGCGTCCATTATTTGTTGGTCTGATCCTGTCGGTACTGTTTGATCCATTTTTATTTCTTACCTTTCTTTGCTGCTGCTATTTTAGCGAGAACATCTGCTTTACCTGATTTTTTAACGTCCTTTTTTGCACCTTTTTTCTTAGATGCTATCATCGCTAGAAAAGCCGCTCTGTCCATTTTAGCCATAAATTTAGCCTCCTTTCTTCTATGAATATGGAAATACTGGTTTCTGTGTCTGAACTTGACCTGAAGTTAGTCCTTGTAGTTGAGGGATAAGGGTTTGAGCACCAGAAGCACCTGTATCTTGACCCATAGTCGGTGCTGGAGGCACACCACCTGTTAACGCCTGTCCTACACCCTGTTGTACCATTGGAAGACGGGCTGCGGTAACTCCAGGAGCGTTAGGAGTACCGAAACCTCCTGCTGTAGCTAAAATTGAACGTCCGATTTGGTCGATAAGTTGAAGCTGTTGTGTAACGGCGGTATGGATGTTAGCTAGACTTATAACTGATTTCATGTCTCCAGTTTTCTGAGCCTGGTCTTGTAGTGAGATAATGGTTTGTAGACCTTGTGGATTAGCGATTTGAGAAGCTACGGTTTGTATTTTACTTGGGTCTTTTACGGCCGACATTATTGCTGTTTTCTGTAAATTTTGGTCAGTAATATTCCCCTGTGCATTTGCTTGATTAAATGTCGTAGTTGGATTTCCTTGTGTATCAGTCAATCTTTGAGGACCAGTCTTAGACATATCTAAATTAGCATTAGCGGAGTCTGGATTAATAATTTTACTGCCAAGAGCGGCAGTCCCAATTCCTCCAGCTATATTACCCAAAGTTTTTGGAAGGAACGAACTGGCTACTTCTTCCACTTCTGGAAGCATTGTTGCGATAGCTGCTTCTTCTGGTATTAATGCTCCACCCGTAAGTGCTGCTCCTCCAAGCCCAAGTGCCCCTAATAATGTGTTTGTAACCCAACTGTCAGGAATAACACTAGCTCCTGGAGAACTTTCTGTAGCTCCTCCTAATTTACCTGCGGGTGCAGTAATTGGTGCTCCTTCACCTTGTTGTGCTCCTAGATTTAGTGGAGGGAAAGTCGCTTTAGATGTCTGCGACGTTACTGGCGTATTGGCCTGCTGATTACTCATGAGTTGATTAATTAACTGAGGAGAGATATTGTTCTGAGTCGGTAGTTTCGGCGTCATTGAAGCTGACGAAGCTGCTGTCGGACTGGCTCCCAAATTAAGTCCTGATAATTGAAGACTACTAAGAGGAGAACTGACTGGAGTAACTGTAGAACCCGTCGTACCACCCATAGTAGAACCAGGAATAGTTGCAGCACCGACTCCTTTAGGAATAGCTGTAGACTGAGAAGTAGCTGTAGTCGGAAGTGTAGGAATTTTAGCCACTGGAGCCAATGTCGGACCAACAGCGGGAGACGTGGCCCCTGGAACGCTTTCCCCACCGTAACCGAGAGATGCCTGACCTTTATGTCCAAACTGTTGCCATAACCACTGACGCTGGTCCTGAGTTAATTTTGAGGCATCGTAGCTACCTAATCCGATACCGCCTGGTCCTCCTCCACTAGAACTGCCTGAACTAGAAGCCCCAGAAGGAGCGTTTTGAACTATATTCCCAGAAGGAGCGTTTTGAACTATATTCCCAGAAGAAGAGATATTAAATGTCGGTAGATTAGGAGAAGGAGTCTGATAACCAGTAGTCCCAGCGTTTGATAGGGCCGTATTCGAAGTTGGTGCTGGAGTTCCATTCAAATTAGCCTGTTGCCAGGCAACATTCGTATTTGCTAGTAATCCATTTAACCCTAATTGTGCCGCTGACGCTATTGGTAATGCCATATTAAATTATATTTAAAAATCCTCCTCCTGCACCTTGAAAGGTCCATGCTGCTGAAATTATAACTTCTGACTCTGGATTCGAAACCGATAATCCTACCGTAGTTCCTCCTGCTGTCGGGACTGTGCGATAAAATCCATCGCATTCGCTCTGTTCTCCACTACTATTTTGGGCAAAGAAACCTCTAGTGTCTCCAGTAGTAGAAGTAGCATTTGGACCATTCTGTGAACCATATATAGAAACTAACAGTGCTCCATTGCTAACGGTTGTTATGCTGTTGGAAATCGAAGTACCTTCATTCCTCGTATTGGTTGAACTGGCTTCTGCCGTTTTAGATTTCAAGAAGACAAACGACATCGCTCCGCCATTTATTGAGTGAGCATTTCCTGTCCATGAGGCTGCAATCGTATAAGTTCCAGGACCAGGCACACTTGAACCCCATATCGCCCAATATTCGACTTCGCAGCCGTGCGAACCTCCCGTAGTACTATTTCTACCGATAAAGGTCATTCCAGACCCATTAAAGGTACACGAGCTGACTGTTCTAACTGATTCTGAGATAAATTCAGCCTCTAATCCGACTATAACTAACCCTATTCCCCCAACAGCTCCTAATGTATGGGACCAAGAAATACTTGTTCCCTGACCTGTTGAGCTGGCATTACTGGCATGGTCAAATTTTGGATTCATATTAACCTACATTCTGCTGTAAACCTACCATATCCCAGGTAGACGCATCAGCATTCCAAACAAAACCTATATAGTCATATTTTGAAGAACCAGAATGAGTAGTGGGTAATGCAATTAGTCCTCCCTTGAATTGTCCTCCGAAAGAATATGTCTGGGAATTGGTAGACTTAATCCTATAAATTAAGCCTTTTTGGTCGGTCGGAGTTCCAGTAGGATTATTAATGGTTAACGTTCCTGAACCTTGAGTATTGACTTGCTTAACTCCATCGTATGAATCAGTGTTGACGTCGATAGTCGTACCGTCTGCTTGAGTATAGACTCTCTTGTTAATCGCTTTATTTGTAAGTGTCTGAGTGTCAGTTAATCCTACTAATCCACTGGAGAGCCCAGTAGCTATTTTAGAGACGGCGATAGCGGCCGAACCAGATATATCGGCATTAACTATTTGGGGAGAGTTGAGACAGTTATTAAACTCTCCGTTTAAAGCGGCTGCGGTTAAAACCTGATTGTCTACCCATGTAGTTGTACGTGTTATTGTCATTTTAGATTATTGTATTCTTGGTATCCCGTTAAGTCATTCATAATCTGGGTCTTGTCTATATCTGTAAGAGTCTGCGTATCAATCCAATCGTGCATAGCCTGTTTAGCCTCGGCCTGAGTCGTCATGGTCTGGGCGAAGAGTCTAATTTGGTCTTGAATTTGGGCTCTGCTAAGCATAGTCATATATTAATCTATTCCTCAAGGCTGTCAAGACTACCTTTAAGTAGCTCTGAGACCTTTTGGATTTCCGTACAAACTGAACTCGTACATACCACAAGCGACGTTAGAAGTTTCGACGAACTTGATGTCCAATATCTTACCCGTCATTTGAGCCAAATTGACTCTGCCTGGGAGCACCATTCCTCCTCCCAGAACTGACACGCCTAGAGTAAAAGTTCCAGTCGGACCTAATCCTGGTGAAGTTCCCCGTAGATTAAACTGAGCCTGTAGAGAATAATCAACTGTCCTATCTACCCTTGAGTAGACATTCAGAGTTGAGGGTGAGCCAGTATCATATTTAATATAGAGATACTTCCACTTTGATTTACGGCTTGGGTCTAACATATAGGACCTTGGGATGACTGTCATCGTAATCGGATTCCCTTCATCGGTATAGACCGAAGAGTCAAACTTGTAGACTAATCCCGTGGTAGCAGAGGTTGTAGCGTAATAGATTATATCTGCTCCAGAAAGTGAAGATTTATCCATAAAGGCGATATTTTTAGAACTCATAGACATCCAAGGATAGATATAAATTCCCTTAACTTTTCTAATGCCCCAAGTATCCAAAACTATGACTTTATTATTAGTCGTAGCCGAGCCAGTGGTTATAGCCCAATAGACGTACCTTCCGTCAAAACTTCCTACAGTATTACCCATGTAGTTGCGATTAATGGAATCCATAGTGCCTTTTATATCATAGGAAATAATTCCTCCTCCCAAGGTGGCTGCGTATTGAGTTTTTTTCAGAGACCTAATCATCGGTGATCCTGAAAGATAAGAAAGGAAATAGATGTCGTTTCCGACTGAAACTATTGAACCAGGAGCATTACATCCGTATCCGAATAAACGAACATTGGTATTCTCAGTTGCAACTGTCGTGGCGGCAAAAGTTGTACCTGACCATCCAGTAATAGACCAAATGGTATTACGTTTAAAACAAAACATTTCATCCTGTAAAGCACCCAATCCTGTAATTGAATCTGAATCTCCAGGGTTAATGTCTACATAATTGGCTCCAGAAAAAGTTAATGGGTCTCCGAGATTTGAAAAGTAAAGTCTGTTGGGATTTGCCGAAGTTCCCGCTACAAACAAGTAATTATGAAACCAAGTTGCATAAGAACCAATAGGAACTCCACCACGATTCTTCGTAAAAGTAGTGCCGTTCCAATCCATAACCTCATTCTGATTGAAGCCGAAGATATAATCATTAGCCGAAGTAAAATACATCCTTGCCCCGTTAGTAAAAGTATTCGCTCCACTTATTTTAGTAAAGTTCCCTCCTGCAGAAGAATAAATAGAAGCGTTAGACGCACCATTCACATTGGCTATCAACCATTTAGAGGCAGCAGAAATCTTCTCAAAAGACACGAATCCGTTAAAAGGGTAAGCAGCTATCTGAGTACAAATGGCTGTTGAACCCGTACACTTACGAATCTTGTTGTCGGAGATAAAACAATTATCAGCTACTTGGAATTTTCCAGGTGCAAGAAGCTCTGACGGGTGTAAATCGTCATAACCTAGAAACTCACTTTCTATAAGAGGGCGGACCTTAAAGGTTTGGACGGCTTATGACACCCCCAATCTATAATCAATAGTTTTGATCCTTTTTACTGTACAAATTAAATCAACCATTTCTATATTCCTGTTGTCTGGAAGTCAATATCGTCCAGTGCAGAATCTACGATGTAATCGCCGTCATCGGAAAGACGGTTTTTGAGGAAATCCTCCATTTTTTGAAGTCCAGTCGTATATTCAATTATATAATTGCCTGCATTTTGCTCTTCCTGTTGCCCTTTTCTTAACATTTGGGCGGCAGCACTCAAGCAAATCAGGTAATAGAACCTGTCTGCGTAGGGAATGTTGACATTATCGGTTGTTTTTACTAAATCTGAGGGTAAAGCTATGCCCCAAACTGAAATTGACTTACCTGTAGTGTCTGAAACTGTAGGAACTGGAAGAAAACCTATCTGTTGAGCCCCAATATCCCCATGTAAATAGTAAATTGGGGAGACAAACGACCCTGTAGCGTTGGTATTAGCGAGATTTCCCCTTACCTCATCCATCTTAACTGGCATTGCCCTGCCTGAAACCGAGTTAGGAACATCAGGTTGATAGTTAATTTCCACTCTTTCTACCCGAATTAACGAAGAATCTATTAAGTATTCTTGTTTCCCTGCTACCAAAGCATAAGTAAAAGGAACTAAAGTAGCGTAAAACTCCTGATAAATGTCCATAACAGAGGAAGCCACGTCATGATAAGCTATATTTATGGCACTTGTTATTTCCGTATCTAAGAAATCAGCCTGTACAGCCTCATCCAAATAGGTTCTGACCTTTGTTTGACAATCTGATAATGTTTTCATCTTATCCTTCGATGGCTATTATATAAAGTGTTCCGCCTCCGCTTACTCCCTGAACATACATCTTCTGAATTGTTCCATCATGAAGACTAACTTCTGTATCAGAAGAATTAGCCGCCAAGAGTTTAAATGATTGTGATGCCGCTACGGGTTGGTCAAAATCTATATAACAATCAGCACTCGTATGTAAGATTACTTTTTTAATTCCACCTAAAGTTACTGGAGTTGCTCCAGATGTAGTAGTAAAAGCTACTTGAACACATTGTATTTGTTTTAATGGCATAATGTTTCCTCCTTTCTATTATTCTCTTATGTCTTCCTCCTTTTTGGGGAGAAGAGACAAGAGAACAATTAATTGTCTGAATCCTCAGTAACTGGTCTCCAAATAATAGTAAGCTGTAAAGCTTGATCTATCATTACATTTCCACCGTCTACCTGTAAACCTTTGCATGTAGAACCGTTGGTGAAATCAATATTTGTAGAATAATTATACGTTGCCGTACCTGATGTTAAGGTAGCTGGCAAAGTTATCTTAGCTGCTATATTTGATGTATCACCAGAATAAGCCACTGCTTTATTGTAAATAATAATATTGGCACTTGCTACTGGAAGACCAATAATTATCTTTTTGATACAAACGTCTTGTCCTGCAACTCCCAATGCTTGACCGTTGGTTGTTGTATTGGCTGCTGCTATATAAGTTGTATTCATTTATTTCACCCCCTTTCTAATTATCTTGTGATGTAATCCAAACCTTTAACTTTTTTCCTTCTGCTAATTTCTCTCTGGACTTTATCAAAAGCATCGTGCAGCGTACGTTGTTTAATTCTTTTAGGTTGTCATAAGTTTTTATAAGAAGATTCTGATTCTCGTCCCATTCCATTATGTCCCAAGATATTAGCACATCACCGTCAGGACTGCTAATCAAGAGATCATCAATCTGCTTTTCAAAGTGAATCATTACTCCATCGTTATCCAACTCAAAAGCATGAAATCTTGTCCCTCCATGTTTCTCAACTACTATTGTTTTCATAATGTCTGGTATTTAGAAATCTTTTCTTTTTCTTCAACAATGTGCAAACCTTTATTGATTTCTGGTCGGCCTAATTCCATTAACTTTAAGTGTTTGCATTCTCCCTCTACTTGTTTAATCTTAAATCCTTTTTCTCTTGCCATCATGCAGAAGTAAATGTCCTGTCCTCCGTAACTTTGTTCCCCTGCTGATACCCATTCTACATTGGGCCAGGAATTTAGCAAGAGTACCTTGTCACTCCTGAAATATGGCTTCTCTAGTTTACTAAAGACTTCTGATTTGACAAGAGTACATCCCAATCCGCACCAGAGGATTTCATCTGTATCTTTATTTCTGGCGATACAAGAATATCCTGAAACCGCATAATCAATGCAGGTGATGTCAGCGTCTGCCAGTAATAGTCTTTCCATTGCTCCGTCTGGCATGACAGTATCTTCTTCGGAATATAAGATATATTCGGCTCCATCATTTAATGCTTGTTCTGTTAAATAATTGAAACACTCTGGAATTATCATATCATGCGTTCTATAGAATTTATGATTGTACTTCTGTAAGCCCTTATCTAAAGCGTTTAATGCTTCTGTGAATATAAGTCCACGACTAGGCTGCACTACAGCAATCATAAATTTAATGATATGAATTCATCTTCAATTATTCCTCTAGTTGCAAGATTAAAATTAAAGTAAGATGCCCATTCAGCTTCGTGATTATTAACTCTTTTCCTATGACACCATTCACAGAGAGTAATTCCGTTTTTTGTATCAAATCTTAATTCTGGACAGTCTATAAATCTCTTAATATGATTTGCTTGTAAATTTTGACTACCCCTTGTTCCACATATCTGACAGGTATAATCATCCCGTTCAAAAAGAAATTGTCTCCACTCTTTCCATGCGGGTGAGTTATAAACCCTCTTTCTCCATGGAGTTCTGCCGTCAACCCAATTTGGATTCTTCTCTCCAAACCTTTTGCTATCATATTTCGGATTTCTTGTTCCTGCCCAATTCCATTTAGCCATACAGGATAAAGAGCAGAATCTCCCTTTATTCTTATGGGATTTATACTTCTTATCAGAAGGATATATTCTTACTAGAATTTTTATACTACAAGTCTCACAAGACTTTTCTAATAATTTACTTTTCATTGTGTGTAGGCCAAGTGTTGAGCTTGCCTACACTCTGTTTAGTTTGATTTAACAATCTAAACTACGAACGAATTTCTACTCCGCCCGTCAACCTAAGAGCTGTGTATCCGTATATAGTATCCACTATAACTCTCCATCCCAAAGATACAAGCCAATATGCTGCCTGTAATCTCGGAGCTTGCTGTAACGCAAGTGCGATAGCTTCTTTGTGAAGAAGCATATTGTGATATTGAGTAGGAGTTGCAGCCGTATAAGGAAGATTGTTTGTGTAGTACACTGGTACTCCATAAATAGTTCCCCATAGGTATCTGCTGTTAGGACCTGTTTGGACCCTAGTTGCTTTTTGGTATTCTCCTTGATAATCCGCTTTAACGAATTTATCCAGTTTCATTATTGCTGAAATCTGTTTAGGATAAACAATGATAGCTCTGTCATCCAGCGGCATATCCGCTAAATTAAGGGCTTCATAAGCTGCTACTATCGTAGCATCTCCCAAGTCAATTCCGTATGTTCCAACCGCAGTATTTGTCCAGGATGAATAATTACCCATGACATCCGTGTCCACTTTTTTAGCAATTGCATACCCAGCTTTATTGCTATATTCGGACCTCAAATCATATATTGATTGTACTGAAACAATATCTTCTATTATGAAGGAATTGTAGTACCAATTGCTTATGGTAATCTGAGTTTGAGTCTCTGTGTAGTTATCATCCGTGACATCTGTTCCTTGAACCTTAGCTCTGGCTGTGAACGCATTAGAAATATTTGGAATGTCAATGGTTTGACCACGACCTGTAACCAAATAATCGTATCTCTTAACGAGACCTGCTGCAACTAGAGCATTTTCTGTTGCTCGAACTACTTCTCTGCTCCATACCGTTGGAAGAAAAACAGACGATGTAGTCGTTGTAAATGATGTTGGCATTAATTATTTCACCCCCTTTCTAATTTGTACACGTGTAAAAATTCTCATATAAAATAAAGTAAATTCCCAATAAAAACACTCTCCATAAAGAGTGTTACTCGATATAAGAGAGTGAATTTAATTACTAGACCCGTTGACCTTCATTCGTAAACTGTTTCGTATATTGTGACACTGCTTTGTCTATTTCTTCCTTATGTTCTGCAAACCAAGCGTCGTTATGCGATTGAACCATTTCTTCCACGTTATCTGGATTGATGGTTTCGTTTTGAATGTTGGCTCTGGTTGGTCTTAAAGTAGAACTGCGTCTCGGTGCCTGTTGTGTGCTTTTAATGTTCGCAAATTCATCTATGAATCTTAATTTGAAAACATCTTCTGCTGGGGTATTTAAATATTGAGGATGCTTCCTGATATAATCCTCCATCTCTTCCCGCACAAACTGAGGTCCACCGTCATTACCAGTGTACTTTGATTCAAGCCTTTGCATTTCTGAATCCCATCTAAGATTGTTTTCTACTTGATTAAGTTTAGCATCAAGTTTCTCATCGGTTGTTATTCCGAACTTAGATAAGGTTTCAATTGCAGTTTTCTGGTCTGGTTGTAATTGCGTACCTGGAGCGGGAGGAACAAAAGTTTGCCTCTCGGACCTTAATCTTTCAAGTTCTTCTTCTGCCTCTCTTGCTCTGCTCCAAATCGCTTTATAGCGATCTTTAGCTGGACCAGATTGCTTGTTAAATTCAACCTCTTCTTCAGTTTGTTGCTCTATCGGATTACCCTGCATAGAGTCACCCTGTTGACTGTTCTGTGCTGATGAAGCGGAGGGATCGTCATTCCCTTGCAACATTGCATCTAAATCGTCTGCCATGTTACTCACATCCTTTCTAGGGGTTACGCCCACGAGTCGGTAATTTTAGGACATTACTGCCTCCTTAATGGATAAGTATTTTAATCTGACTACAGACTGATAAAAAACTGTAGTCAAACAAAACTATTTACCCTTTATATCAAAATTGTTTGATTCGCCTTCGTTTTTTGGTTGCCAATTTTCTGGACCACGATAACCTGCTCCATGAATATCAAAACCTTTATCTTCACCTTTGGTTGACATCGCATCAGCTTTTCCATTTATTTCTTTCAAATTTCTTCCGCTTGTTGCTGAATTAAGATCGCCTTTAGTTTCTGATTGAGAACTAATGGATTGACCTAAGACTGGACCTTCTCCATTTACAAAAGTACCTTCCTTATATTTTCCTGCAAATTTATTATTTGCCATAATGCTTATTCACCCCCCTCTTCTTTTTTGAGCCCGAATCTTTTTTGGATTTGGGCTTCAGTCTTTTTTAAATTACTGTCGCTTTTATCTTCTGGAACGAATGCTCCGAAAATATCTACTGGCATAACATCACTATATTGTTTCATCTCTTCCATTTTCTTAGGTTTATTAAAATATTCTTCCGAATCAACTCTAATTTTTCCTCTCATAATATCTGGACCTACTATATTCATTTTCATATCTTTATTTTGCTTGTTTTAATTTTAGGTGCTTTAATAACATGTAGTGAACTCTTAAATGAAAGATGATGAGTAGTAGCTCTCAATCCACTGATTGATACTCTACCTGTTGAAGATTTTCCTGATACATGTGAAGGTGTGTACAATCTCATAGTTATACTTTTAGCACTATTAAAAGTGCATGTCAATAGTACCTAAGCCGCTCCGCCCC